GGGGGATCGGCCATCTGGGCCCCTTGCGAGGGGTTGCCAGCTTGGTCTTAAGCTCGTGAGGGTATGCCCCAAATTCGTTCAGCCCCGATGGTTCCTAGTTAAGGAACAAGCGAGGATGTGAATTCTGGGGTAGAGTGAGACGATTCGGGAGAAAACAAGCTCCCCCTGATGCCAGGTTGCTGGCATCAACCCACCTACGTTTTAGTGTGAGGCTGTAGGGCCTAGGAGATTCTGCTAAATGCGTTCGGGTGATAGGAGAACCAATCACCCTGAAGCACTTCGCGAGCGCTGGATAATCATCGAGATGATCATCAAGACGCGAAGGTGTCGGAAGAAGCCCCAGAAATTCGCATCTCTGGAGTCTACCGTTCACCCTCAAGGAGGGGTCTCGTACGCTGTGCGAGAACCATCCAAGCGCGGGACTACTACGCGTGACTTGTGGAAGTTTTCCCACAAGTCTTTCAACGGCTTCCTTTATGGCCGTTGCAGTGCGCGGATAACCAGCATCGAAAAGCTGGTTCGCCGTAGCAACACACGATGTAATACCAACAGAATCACCCCGATCTGTTGGAATGTCACGACGGATGTAGACTGGTGTCACATCCAGGTTGTCGTAACAATCCGATCCACAAGACTCTCTGAACTTCCCAGTCCAGAATGACTTGTTGTTGTTGATCTTGAAACCTAGGGCTTCAAGATCGGCACAGATCGCGGACGCCTCGTTTGACGGAACGAGAATATCGTCTCCGTAAACGAACACTGACCTGCTAAACCTTTTGCAGGTCAGCGGTGTCGGGTAGACTCCAGCTCTGCATAACCGAGAAGCAATGATGCTCGTAAAGAACACCAGTGCTTCAACGGGGAAGCAGAGTGCGGAACCCATCGACGCAAACTTCTTGATAGTACGTACTGTACCATCAGGAAGCTGAGCACGCTGAGAACGACATGCATAAAGGATATCCCTGACGGGAGTATCCCCGAACATACCGTCGAAGTGTGCCATGGAAACTCGATCGCTAGCTTCGGACATGTCGATAGTGGCCAGGCGGCCACTGCCGGATGACTCGAGAGCTAAATTTTGGTTCACCGTCTGATCACGAAAGTTTACGTGACCACCAGTGATAGAGCCCTTTTCGATAAGGGACACCAAGATATCTTTGACGCCTTGCTGCGCGAATTGCATCGCGACAGGCTCGACGCCAATGATGCGAGGAGTTTTCATCGTTTTAGGAACGGTAACCACCCTAATGGGGCGTTCGTTCCAGGGTTCGACAGACTCGGGCCAAGATTCAAGGTCATCATCAGTGATTTCCTTGAGTGGGAAGACATGGTCGAAGTAGGTAATACCTACCTCGTCAAGTCTCCTCGGCCACGAACGAAAGAGCCATTTCTCGTTACCGAGAATGTGCTCAGCCGTTGCACCAGGACCGTGTTTTGGCATGAGAGACATTAAAGTCTCTCGCGTCAAACCAAGATCTGCGCAGATAATCTGCGCAACCTTGAGAAAACGGTCTGAGAGCTTGCCTTCTGGCAAATTCTCGATGCAGTTGTCATCGCACGTGATATAACCAGAAATCG